TTTGAATAATCAGTTGATTTATCTTTTGTGTTCCCATCGTCGTCATCATCTTCTTCATTTTCAAGAGATGCGCTATTAACAATGAGACAAGCCGTATTCCAATAAATTGGATTCCAATGGGTTGCAATATAAATTGTTTGCGCTCCGATAAATGAATATGCAAGAGCGTGAATAATTGAAAATGAATACCCCATCTGAGGTCCAACGCCACATTCCCAAATATATTTACCAAGAGCAGAACTTGTTGCCTTATCTAAAATTTGCTGATGCAATTCTGGAATTTTTGCCATTTGTTTTTTACCAACAATCTTACGTGCGGCGTTCGCCTCTTTAAGAGAGAAACCACAGATTTTATCATCCATCAACATTCGCATTAACTGTTCCTGAGATGGAGGCACTCCATAAGATTGTTTAAAATATGGTTCAACCGCAGTTTGTTCTTCTTTTGTTAAACCAGCTCGATCCATTTCTTGATACCATAATGATAAATTATTTTTATAGCGAATATATTTTTCCATTGGTGTTTCTGCACCTTTTTCTGCGGTCATAAGACGCATTAAACCATTGGCATCCGCCATTTCCATAATATTTGTTGGTTTAATTTTTTTTGCGGCTTGAGAACCTACATCTGAATCAAACTGGAAAATATTTAAAACACTATTTTCTTGTAATGCTTTCCATATAGTCTTATCGTCTAATGGAAGAACTTCTGGATGAAGATACTTATCATATACTTCTCTTAATGTCAAATTACTATCAATTTTATTATATTTTTGAAGAAGTCTAATAGTTTCAACAATTTTATCTTGTACTTCTGTTACTAAGAAGTCATATTTTGTCATACCACATGCTTCACATTTATGAAGATCCCATTGAGTAATAATTTCACCTTTTGGAGTTTTCATAAAACATCCAAATTCATACGGGTCTTCATCAAAAAGGATAACACCAGAAGCATGACTACTTCTTTTATTAATCAATCCTTCGATCGCCATTGCAATATCCAAAAGTCCAGGATATTGATTTATTTCTGTCATAAAAGGTGCAATTGGTTTTCTATCTTTATCTTTATTTCCATAAACAACATCTTTAAGTGGCCAAAGAAATCCTCTTTCGCTTGGGATTAATGATGACAAATACTGTCCTGTGTCTACATCGATTCCGTCTGGGAAATTTTCAGATCTGTATCCTCTACAAGCAGTAAGAACAGCACTTTTTGTTCCTTCTGTTCCAAAGGTAGCTATAAGAGTGCATCCAAGATTTTTCCTTGAGAGTTCATCAATTTCACTTGAAAAGTTTGCACCACGTTCCTCCTTTATTTTTTGAAGAATTAGCGGGCGTTTTGAGGGACAAAGATCGAGGTCTATATCGCCTAACTCAACGCGTTCTTTATTTAAATCGTGTAATTCCATTATTTCTAATGGCACAGACTATATCTTATTCTTTAAATATTTTCTATTAAATAACCATAATATAAGCCATTTCCTTTAGATGATCTTGCAGTTTTTAATCCAGCCCTTGCGCTTTCTACATTTTTAGTTTTGCAGATTTGATTTTCTACAAACCATTCAGCGCAATCTTTAACTGAATTAAATTCTTTTTCAAAATCATCTTTTGAAACTTTAATTCTTTTTCCTGCGGCTTCTCTAAAACTGAATCTTGGAATATTATTTTGATTTAAAATGTCATCTACTGTAGAATGATCTATTCCAAATTTTAAAGCAGTTTTTCTAGCACTTTTTGTTTTGTAATAATCTTCTATAATTTCTTTATTTGGTAGAATTTTATGATATTGTTGACCACCAAAAGTTTCATTATATCCTTTTACAAAACTATTATAATAATCAATCCAATAAATTTCTGCTTTATCCAATTGTTCAAAAGTTTCAATATTATCTTGAAGAACTTCAAAAGTAAAATTTTCAAGACCATATTTTCTTATTGCTTTATATAAAGTTTTATTTTGATCATTCGGATGCGAGCCAAATGCATGACTTTGATGTTCTTTCCATCTCTATTCAGCAGTTTTTATTGTCTGACCAATATAACATTTATTATTTATTAAATTCGTTATTTTATAGATTAACATATGATTAATCTCCTTTCTATATCTCTCTATTATATATAAAAATTCGATTAATTAATTTATCCCACTTTGACCAAAGTGGTAGAAAATATTTAAAGATTTTTGCACTTCGAGCAGCAGCTCATCCTCTGCCCTACTCCTTTCGGATAGTCGTTACACCTTCCTAGTAATAGGCTTGGCACTGGATTACCTTCAACTTTACTTGCTAAGGCTCCCCTGTTAGCATAAAGATTAATTAGTCATTTCCTACTAAATACTTAATGTTCTTTATACACCTCTGAGCAATAGAGTTCACAAAATTTTTTATACTATACCTCACAGTATAGGGAGACTATTTCTTAAAGTTCTAATCTCCAGAATGGAAGATTCCATTTAATGGGATCCAACTGAGTTACACCTAATAAATAATGATTTAAACCTGAACAAGATGAACCACGACCTGCGCCAACTGCGCTTCCACATTTCCAAAAGAGATCTACATAGTGTTGAAGAGTGATAGGATAACGAAACATATTAGTTTCAAGTTTTTCACTAATGGTTTTTTTAATATCCGCTTCTTCTTCAAGTCTTGAAAGATATTCATCATTTAATAAACCTTTTTCTTCGAGTTTACCAACACATTGATTTACCCAATATCTTTCATATTTATCAGTTGACCATAACATACTCTTTAATACAGGATACTTATCGTCACCTGCGCGATTGCCGCGTCTATATTCAGTTACTTCTACTTTTGGAATAGTTTGCTTATGTGCAATACTATAATTTTCAATTTTATTATAAATTTCATATGAATTTTCAATTAATTCATTATAATCCAAAAATGATGGAGCAATATTTTCTTTTATATCATTTTCATCTTGAAGATATGCGTATTCATAAAATGCATCAACTTCTCGCTCTCCACCTTTTGAATTAAGATATGCTTTATGAACATATCTATCTTCTTTTTTAAGATAGTGAGCATCTGATCCAAGAACCATTTTACATTTAAATGCGGAGGCCACAGAACAAAGACGCTGATTGACTGCGATCTGTTCTGCTGATTGGCCAGGCGCACATTCAATATAAAAATCATCTCCAAAAAGATCTTTACACCATAAAATAAAATTTACAATATCATTATGTGCTTCCACAATTCCATTGTTATCTTCATGTTTTTCGGCTTTAATAAGATTTAAAACTTGAGAAGAAACCTCTCCACCGATACATGCGGTTGTTGCAATTAAGGTTCCTGGATATTTATTAACAATTTCTTCAAGATCTGCATAAGTTGTTGGAACTCTTTCAAGACCTCTATCCCAATAGCTATTCATCCATGCTCTTGAAGATAATTCTCTCAATGCTCTATGACCAGTTTTATTTTTAGCAATCAAAATAAAATGATAATATTTTTGACCCATTTCATGGTTAGGAGTTAAATATATCTCATTTCCTAATGCAACTTTAAAATCAGGATGCTCTTCTAAAATTTTCTGAGCATAAAAATTTGCTTCGGGATGCGAACTGAGGCATTCATGGTCGGTGATAGCGATCCCACTTAATCCAATTTCTACAGCCCTATCAATCAAATCTGTAACTTTATTAATACAGTCTAATAATCTAATATTTGAATACTCGCTATGAGAATGGATTTCAAACCTTTGAGCCATATTTTTTACCTCTTTCATAGACTTCTTATATTTATATTATAACATAAATAAATAAAAAAGTCAAGCAAGTTGCCCTGCTTGACTCGATTGAAAAAAATAAATATTAGTTTACATTGTCCATTGGAGTGTACCTCCTATATAATGTTAGGTATTAATGTTACAAAACTTGCATTACTGCAAAAACTTACATGCCCATTGGACTATACCTCTCTTTCATAATATTTATTTCTTACAATTATATTATACAAAAAATTTTTTTATTTGTCAAATTTTATTGAATAAGAATCAATTATCATTGGACCAATATCTTCTATGGAATAATCTGTCACAATTAATTTTCTGTATTCAGAAAATTTATTAGACAATTCATCTAATCTTAAATCTGCCTCTTCAGAAAGAACATCTGATTTGAGTAAATTTATATATTCATACCATTCTTCTATCTTATTATCAGGAATATTAAATTCATAATAGCCATAACGAAGATGACCAATTACATATTCTACATCAATTAGCGCTTTCATTGATTACCTCACTAAAACTAATTTTTCACTTGAACGAGTACAAGCAGTATATAACCATCGAGCATGTTCCACTTTATTAAAAGGAAATTTTTTAAGAACGACGATTTTAAATATCATTAACATTAGCAAAAAATAATTTATTCTCTTTCAATAATTAAATCATCTAAATATCTATTTAAAATCTCTCCTGAATTATCATATTTTTGAGTATATAATGTACAAAATATATGATCGCCTTCTTCAAAACCTTCATATGCAAAAGTTTGTCCCTCAGCACCTATTAAATTAAAGGTTTCTGATATATTATATTCTTTATTATATACTGTTACATCAACATGATGATATATACACCAAGAGCCATAGTAAGTAATATCTGTAATTTCACATTCAACTGTTTTCCAATATAAATGAGGTCGTTCATAGGAATATGATGAATCATAAGATGATTCATATTTACAACATCCTGTTAAAAATAAAAAGGCGATAACGCTTAATAAAAAAAATTTTTTCATATTTCAATATCCTTTATATCAACAAAGTTTTCAAATGTTCTTTCTATACTATTTATTATGTTTTCAGGAGATTGAAAAATATATTCTTCAATTAAATCATAAATTTTTTTACGATTAGGTTTAAAAACATATTTATAATTCCATTTATTTATAATAATAAAGTTATTTGGATTAGGTTTTAAATTTTTAGTTATTGTTTCTAATTCTTTTTTAAGTTCTTGTTCTGTCATTATAATATTTCTCTTCATTTTCTGGGGTTAATAAAAAATGCGTCGTTTCTAATTTTAAATCTTCAAAAGTATAATCTTTATCATATGGAATCCGAATTAATGGAATATTATGTTCAAAACAATATTTATTTTTTATTAAATCACTTTTATGAGTTCTTTCAAAATGTTCTTTAGTATCCCATCCCGTATTTGTATATTTAAAATGTTGACTTCCATCAAATTCTATAATATAAGAATCGTTTACATAAAAATCAAAAGAACGTTTTCTACCTCCTGTAGGATATTCTTCATTAAGTTTTTTATCTTGATATTCTCTAATAAAAGGAATATTTGATTGACTTAAAAGATTATTAATATTTTCTTCGTTATAAGAGATATTTCTTCCACATCCACAACTTTTTATACTACCATCTATAAGTCTACTACCTACTACAATATGATGAGGAGTCCCACAATCGCATTTACAATCATATAAAATTCCACCGCTTGAAGAATATTTTCCTTCGATTTTGGATAAAACAGTTAATTTACCAAATCTATCTCCTGGATTAATTTGCAAATATTTTCTACATCCACAACTTTTTACTTTATTTGTGGTTAAATTTGCTGTGGAAATGTTTTTTTCTTTTCCACATTTACATTTACAATGCCAATATCTTTCTCCATTTTTTGTAAAAGCTAGCTCAATAACAGTTAAATCATTAAAAATTTTCCCTGTTAAATCTTCTAATTTTTTCCCATGATATATATGAGATAAACATCCACAACTTTTTACTTCTCCAGATGTTAAATTACCATTAGAAACCCAAGTTACATTACCACAATCACAAATACATTTTATATATGTTTTTTTATTTTTTAGTTTTCGTTCATTTGTACAAGTTAATATTCCAAAACGCAATCCAGTATAATCTCTTTGTGCGTTTTTATGCTGACAATCTGTACACCATTTAGAAATTGATTGACCGCTTCTTACTTTACCAATATTTCCGCAATCACATTGAGCAACCCACACAGGACGATTAGAGCTTTTTGTTTTATACAATAAAGTCCAATGATTGATTTTTTCTCCTGGAGTATTAATAGATTTTCCGATAGGAATTTCTTTCCATATTTCTTTAGCTTCTTCAATGGTTTTTACATATTTATTATTCATTTTTTATTTTTACCTTATTAATACTAATTTTTTTTCTGCTCTTGTGCATGCAGTATAAAGCCAACGAGCATGTTCAATTTTGTCAAAAGGAAAAGATTCTTCAAGCACAACCACATTAGGCCAAGAACTTCCTTGTGCCTTGTGTACAGTAACTGCATACGCGTATGTGAATTCTTTTGGTACAATGTCTCCATATTTATGTCGTAATTTTCCAAGTCTATAAGATAATTTCCAATCACAACATTTTTCTCCAGTGATAATCATTTGGCGATCCATCTCTGTCATTTGATAAACATCATTAGTTTCTGGTATAACTAAATCGCCAACTAAAACATCAAATTTTCTTATATTACTTTGTACAAATCTAGGAATTTCTCTCCAAGTTTGAAAACTATTTTGAAGAATACCAATAGTTCCATTAATTAAAGCGTCACCATTTAAACTTGAATCATCCCAATAATTGCGGAGACATATAATTTTATCTCCATCAACAGGCTCACCAGTCCTACCCTGTAGTGCGCGCATTTGATTATTAATAGCCTGACGTTTTGCATTTGTTGCAGTTAGGATTTGATCTCCCCACTGTAATACTCCAGTGTTTAAATCTGAGTAAGGAATAATTTTTACTTCATTACCATTAAAATAATCAATCGGTTCTTGATTTCTGATTTTCATGGTAAGTTGAATAATTTCAGAATCTTCTTCCTGTCTCATGATTTCATCAAGAAAAATGTGAGGATCATCTAATAAATGATTATCCTCATCTTTGTCAATGGGTGGCAGCTGAAAAGGGTCTCCCAAACAAATAACATATACTTGATGTTTAAACAGCAATTCCATCAAAGATTTAGGAATCATACTAATTTCATCTGCTACAATAATATCATAGTCAAGACTTTTTTTTGGTATTCTGAAAAAACCTCCAGCGGGTCTTGGAATTGATTCATATAGTAATTTATGAAGAGTACAGACATTTTTATTTCCTTTTCTGCGAAGAACTTCTGCTGCTTTCCCCGTATAGGCACAATAGCATACTCTATCTTCATCAACATTTAACGCTTCAACAATAAAACGTACTAATGTTGTTTTTCCACTTCCTGCATAACCTGAAACAGTGGTGTATTTATATCCTTGTTTATGTCTTTCTATAGCAATTTTTAATCCTTGTTCTTGACACTTAGTTAATATCATCGTTATACCACTCCCAATGTTTTCCAAGAGTTGTTTTTCTTTCACCGTTACATACGCGTGTAATGCAACTATGCGTCGTATGATATGCCTCAGCAGCTTTTCTAGCAGATAAAAAAATTTCTCCAGTTTCAATACAGCGAACTTTTTTAGCTCTTGGATGTTTTGTATTCATAAAAGTTCTTATCTAATTTTTTCTTTCTTCTGTTAAAGTTCTACCAGTTAATGCTTTTGATATTTTCTATTTAGTTTCTTTAGTATGATGCTTCCCAAACATTCCATTTCGTTCGCCTCTTAAAGGATCAATATGCCTTGGATTCAAATCTCCTTTCCAGGCACCACGATTCTTTGCTATCTAACTTAATTTTTCTTTTGTAGATTCAGCTAATGCTTTAGACCCACCATCTCTAATATTATATCCTTTTTCTTGAGTTTTATAACATTTAATATAATATTGTTCATAATAATCTGCTTTTTCTTTAGTTAATTTTTCTTTTAAAATAATATGCTAAAAATTATCCCATCCATATTTTTTAATAGCATTATAAAATAATGGGGATTTCTAATATTCAATTCCATTCGATCTCCATCTTCTTTTTATATCTTTAGTTTGACCAATATACATTTTACCATTTGTTTTATTAACATGAGCATATACTATATACTAATTCATAATTCTTCTCCTTTCAAAGTATATAAAAATTAAGATAGAACGATGAACTTACTTTGTCCCCATTTTTTTCTAATAATAAATCAAGTTTATATTCAATTCTATCATTTTCTTTATGTAATTTCTATATTTCATCAGATATAGCATGAATAACTTGATGAATATACTATTTTTCTTTGTTATCTTTTTCTATATTCTACATTTGGGCGATAAAACCCATGATAGTAATTATATCTAATGATTCAAAATTTTGATTGTTATTCATATTTCTACCTTTATTATATTATAACAAAAAATAAGAAAAAAATCAAGAAAGAAAAATGCGATTGAAAAAAGTCCAAACGCATTTTTCATTTCTCGTGGACGACTGCCTAAGCGCCGAACTGTTAAGAAGATATTCCTAATGAATCTAAAAAATCTGCTATTTGTATTGCACAAGAGGAACAGATTTCAACATTAGAAAGTTCTACAGAAGATTTAAATTTTGCTAATTTAATCCCATTATTCATAGCGTATAGATATTTATTAGTTGGAACTTGTATTGTTATAAGTTTATCATCATATATTTTTTTACATATATCACATTTATAAACTATCATTTTTTCTCCTTTAGAAAAAATACTTAGAAGAATCCACAATTTCGTAATCTTTCATTAATAATTGTGGATAGATGCGGCCATTCCAATGGTTTGCGCTGCATTTGCATATAGCATTAACCTCAAGATAACCTGTAGTTGTAAATTTTTCAATTTCTTCTTCTGTGCCATTAAATTTAATAATTGACAATCCATTAGGTAAATTAAATTTAAGAGTATTACTTTTCATTATTTGAAAATTAGAATTAGTAATTTTAAAATTAATATTTACATAAGCTCTATCAATATCTTGACCCCAGTAATCATTCATACCTGCAATTTCTAAAATGAGTTGATTATTATTGTCAATTTCTTTAAAATCATAATCTATTCTATAAATAGGCTCAACAGAAACATCTTCTAAAAGCTGGTCAATACGATAAAGAAAATCTTCGATATGATTTGCCTCAATACCAACGCCCGCCGCATTATCATGGCCTTCTACATAAGTTACTTCTGGACATTGTTCAAGCACTTCTTTAAAACTATCAATACCTGTTTTTGTGTATCCTCTCATTGAACCTTCATAAGTTTCTTTTCCATTTCTATTGGTTCGTGTTAATAAACAACATGGTCTTTGATATTTTGCCATAAACTTATTTGCAATTAAACCGCGAATTTCAGAGTCAATTTGACCTGGTTCTAATAAGAATAAAAGAATTTTATGGTCAAGCATATGATTAGTTTCAATCATTTTTTCTAACATAGCTAAACCTGCATCTTCTGCTCTTGTCTGTCTATTTTTAACGTTTGTGACTGTTCTAATTGCTTGTAGAATTAATTTTTCTTTTTCCCCTAATTTATGTCCTCGTTTGTTTGAAAGAACTTCTTCAAATGCCTTATGATTTAACATTGAATTAAATAATAAATACTTTTCCTCTAAAGTTCCACTTCGAGTAATTGCATTAACAAAAGGAACAATAAAAAATGCGGCACCGATAGATGTACAACTCATACTGGAATCAGATGACACATAATCTGCTTTTGATAATGGAAAAGAGTTTTTGTCAAGCATATAATCAATAAATGGATTTTTAATATTTTCTTTTTTAAATCCTTTTGTAATAAGATAACGAGTTTCTAAACTTTTTAAACTCATCATATCTCCGTCATTGCCAAGAGCAACAAGATCAATAAAATCATCTGCGTAATAAACATTTAACCAAGTATCAATATATCTACAGAACTGCCATACAACTCCAACGCCAGATAATTCTTTATTAGGGTAGTCCGATAATTGATTATTAATAATAATAGCATTTTCACTAATATGATCTGTTAAGTGATGATCTAAAACTAATACTTGAATATTTTTATCTGCTAATATTTTATGATAACTATAATCATTACTGCTTGAATCTGGACAAATTACAAGCATTGGGTTACGAGTTAATACAAAATCAATACAATCACTTAATCCATGCTGTTTACTATCATGCATATACCAATCTAAATGATTAATAACCCAAGATGGGAATAACTTATATAAGTAATTAATAAGAAGTGCGGCAGAGGTATAACCATCACAATCACAGTCGACAATTACTAAAGCATCAGCATCTTCTTTTACAGCATTGATAATAGCCATTAAACCGTTTTTGAGATTTGTTTCTCCTAAAGACAATGGAGAATTAATATCCTAATCAGATAGATTTACATAATGTAAAATTTCATCTTCCGCAATTCCTCTATTATATAAAATTTGTTGAATTGCTGAGAAATTTTTATTTGGTTTGTTTATTAAT